CAGGACTATCATCTCCACTATCTCCAATGTACGCTATATCGAAAGATTGAAGTGTTCCGAAATTATAAATAAATGAATCATAATGTTCAGAAGAGAATTGGCCCAGGCCGTCCACGGATCCCCCGACTTCCTACCGCCGGGGGTCCAAAATTTAATACCATGGGCTGATCGACCATGGGTTTTAATGTTAGCGCGAAACAACTGTAACCATAATGGCGGTGCTCCAAACTTCCGAGCCATCCATAGCAGTAGTTTTTCCAACCTGGGATGAATAGAATTGTCCCACGCACTAACATCATTTTCGAGGACAGACTGAGCAAACTTGTTCGCCCAGTCGCCTATCTCTGTTGCCGTCATGCCTATTGCGACACATAACCGAGACAACTTCCCAAGCATTTCAACGAGATGGTCCTGAAATGCCATTGACCACCCAACGGTGTGTGCTACAAACTCAGGCTTAGCAGGGAGAATCGGTCGAGGCACTTTATCCTCAACTAAACCACCATTATTGACTAGAAGGTTTTCCACCTTAACAAACATCCCACGCGTGGTCCATTCTCTAGCGTCCTCACCTGAGATGGTACCATCGTGACTAATATGTTTTGTAAGATTCCAAGCCTGCTTTATCTTGTGTTTAACACTAGGTCTGGAATGCATGCGAGCAATGGCCTCGCGAAAAGGCAGTTCAATAATGTGCTTATATGGCACAACAGAAAAAATATTCCGTTTGAAAAAATCACAAAACCTGTCCAGGGTGGGGGGATCAGGAATTGGGGTGGATGCGCACGTACGAAATCGCAATGACGCGAGTTCATTTTGGTAACAACTATGGTAGAATATTGGTGAAAACTGAAATTTTTTATATATTGTTTTTGATGTATCTACATAACGCAGTTTTGGCCACGCGGGTTCCGCAATCCCCGCCCCCTGTTTAAAAATAACAGGTCTAACACCACTATAAATTCGCCCTAAAGAAGCCGCATGAAACATTTAACGAATAACCTGTAACAAAACAGGAATAATAAAAGGCCAATATTGACCTCGATAAACGAGACGATCGCCAACCAACTAGATGGATTTAAGGGTTGTAACTGTACCCCAATAAATAGTGTTAGAAATTCAGTCAGCCACTGAACTAAGTACAAGAGTGTGGACTCTAAATTAATAATATAAAGATA